GTCGGAAACGTTAGCAGCATATGGGTCAACGAAGACCTTAATACGACCGTTGATAGTACCAACAGCAAGATTACCAGTGTCATCAACTTGACCGATTGAAGGACCGCCAGCACCAGATAGACCTGAAGAATAATCGAGTACACCAGCCATCGCTAGAGCCGAAGCAACGTCAGCGGAGCAGATGAGGAAATTACCCTTGCCTCTACGAGTGTCTTGGGCAATAGCGTTACAATCTCTTTCGATTTGGAAGAGAAGACCCTTCCACTTTTCAACCGACCAACGACCGTTTGAATCAACGTCAAGGTCAAATACGCCAGCCGTAGCTACGTTATTTTGGGCACCTTTTTTAGCAACAGTATAAACTGTACGAACAACCTCACGGTTGATTTCAGCGAGAACTTCGCTCGAAAGAATGTTGGCAAGCTCTTGCTCAGCATCAAGACCATGAATAGCCTTGAGGTCTTGAGCGAGTTCTAGAGTGTACTCAGCTTTGAGGGCTCTTGACTTAGCGGTAACTGAAGTCTTCTCGATGCTGAATGACATCTCACGGAAGAGACGACCAGACTCACCCATTTTTTCTAGATTTTCGCGGCTCATACCACGAGCAACTTCATAAGTTCCAGGAGTTGCGTCATTTAGAAGAGCAGGGTTGTTGCCTTCCGAATCTCCACCAACACCAGCGCCAGTACGAGGAGTGTAAGCACCAGTTGTAGCATCATAGCTAGCAGAGAACCCAGTATCAGGTTCGTTGAAGAGTGCTTCTTCTCCACCTTGGTTTTCGTAGCGTGAACGCATAGCAAAGATAAGACCGTTAGGACCGCTCATTGGCTGAACACCACAGATGTCATAAGCCATGAGATTAGGCATAGCACGACGAACTAGGCTGATTAGAATTGGATCGAAACCAGCGAGACCAGCAGTATTAGTTGATGAAAGAGCTGAGCCAGCAGGATCAATAGTGCCAGCGCCTAGTGAGTTTACGGCAACCTCATTGAGGATACCACGCTCTTCACGAATAGCTCTTTCTTGGTTTTCCAGGAGAACTGCGGTAACAGCCTGCTTATAACGATCCTGAATCATTGGAGCTTCAGAATGATTAAGAACAGGAGCCCACTTTTCCTGGAGAAGTCTAGCGTTAAACATTTGTTTCTCCTTTTTGTTTTGAAAAGTATTGTATGGGTTTGTTAATATTTATATTATATCTCACTTCCAGCGAGAGATAGCATTTAAGTAAGCAGCCATTGCTGGTGTTACTGATTCGCCTTCTACTGGTGTTTCGTGACTTACTTCTTTAGTAACTGATTGTGGGAAGTATGACTCTTTTAGAGTTTTTACTGCTTCAGCAAATTTTTCTGCTGATTCAAAAGTTACTCCTTCAGACAATGAAGCCAGATTTTCTTTTTGAGTATCTGCAAGTCCTTCCGAAATTTGATTAAGGATTACGACTTTAGTTGACTCAGCAAGACGATTATTTAATTCAATATTACGCTCAATTTGTTCGTTGAGGCGCGTTTCCATCTCACAAAGCTCGTCTGACATCTCTTCAACAAGATCAGATTTTTCTTCTGGGATACTAATCCAATGCTCTTTGCATAGATTAATAAATCCAGCAATGAAGTCTTCTGTAATTTCGTTACGAAGACCACGATCAATTCCTACTTGATTTTCTTCAACCCAAGTAGTAATTGCATAATTTAAAGTGCCTTCAATTTCTTCTGAGAGTTCGGCTTTCATCGCTTCTACTTGCTCAGTAAGACGTGACTCAAAATGTTCTACTAGTTTAGCGTGCTCTTCTTGTAGTTTAGAAGCAACTGCAGCTTCTAGGATTGTTTTTGCTTTAACTTTAAAATCTTCGGAAAGATCTTCTCCTTCTGTTAAAGCTGCAACGTCCCCAGAAAGATCAAGTTCTTCAAAAGAAGGTTTGATTGGATAAGTTACATTGGGACCCTTGTGAATACCAGGGGTAACTTCGGCTCCAACAGTAGGAGTTCTGCCCATTTCTCCAGCATCATGAATATGAGCAGTTTGAGCAGTACCATCTCTTTGAGCAGCTTTGGCACCAATTGGTGCGGCAGCTTTAGCTCCAGGATTTTCTTCTCCCTCTTCATCACCATCTGGTTCTGGACCGCCAAGATCCGTGATTGATTGATGATAAGGAGCAACAGCTTTTGTTGTTACTGTTGGTTGTGGGTCTCTTCCCCCACCTCTTGTTTGAGCATCGCTAACTTGACCAGGAGCAGAATTTGATCCACCAGGAATAACCGATGCGGAAACTGTAGGCATTGGATCTCCAGCTTCTTTGATAATTCCTGTTTCGGTTACAAAATCCACAAACTTTTCGTTTAACATATCTGACATTTGAGTTTCCCCTAAACTTTCTGATAATTATTCTATGATTATTTATTAAATTAGAGATTTGAGATAAAAGAATGAAAAGCTTTTAATTTTCTTTCTTCTAAGTTTTTTCTCGTTGCTTCGGAAATATATTTTTTATATTCAGAAACTCTATATTCTTTTAAAATACCATTGTTCCAAATCCATTCCTTTCCTTCCATAATTCCTTGTACGAAAGCATCTGGAGCGGAAGGATCTGCTACGATATCCGCTGCTGTTGCTAGCATGAAATCATCTCTAACATATTTAGCTCCATTTTTTTCTTCTAAAGAACCCATACCTCTAGAAGAAACACCTAATTTTACTCCTTCATCAATTAAAGATTTAGCAATCTTTCCCATGGGAGTATCTAGAATTCTTGCTTTACCGTAAAAATTTGTACCTTCTGAACGAAGTTCTACAATTTTATGAGATACTCTATCTAAATTAACAGAAGGTCCATCTGGATGACCGAGTTCACCTAAAGCTCTTCCAGCTTTTACATACTCTTCGTTGTATCTATTTACTTCTTTATCTAAAATATTAAACGGATAAATTCTTCCGTTGCGATTTTTTGTTTCAGATTGAAGAAAAATACCTTCAATATACAAGTTTTTTTTACCGTTTTTTTCTTCGGTTAAAACTTTAATATCTTCTATACTTTCTGTGATGAGTTTCATTAGTCCTCTTGAGTATCTACTGGTTCGTCAAAAAATGTTGATGCCACAATTTTTTTATAATCATCTAATGCTTGAGAAGCTTTTGAGACTATCAAATCATTGATTTTATCTAAAGCATCTGATCTTTTTTTATCGTAAAGTAAATCAACTATATCTCTTGATGTTGACATAATAATAATTTATATTGTTTTATTATTTAGTATTTTTTGTATTTTTTTGAATTTTAGCTTGTCTTTCCGCATCTAATTCAGATTGAGCATTTTGAATTTCTGGCGCAAACGCATCATTTTGTCTAGTCATAGTATCTAAAGCCATAGAGTCTGATGGGCTAATTGCAACTCCAGATTTAATATCTTTACGCATTTGCTTATCAATATCTTTGTATTCAGATTCTGTTTGCATTAATATATTTCTGCGTAAATATTCTACGGAAAAATATTTACCAACAAAAGGATCCATTTGAGTTATTAATCCCATCCTTTCTTTCATCAATTCAACATTTTTTAATTCATTAAAATGATTATCAAATAGAAAATCATATTGAATATGATCTTCCATTTCATCCCAATCTTCTGGAGTAATAATACCTTTTAAAATTAATTGAGTTTTTAAAATATCATTAAATAATTCAGAAAAACGTTTGCGTAAACGTCCAATAAACTTAGCAAACTTCAGTTCATCCCTAAGAACCTCTGTGGTTTTACCAAGATTAAATCCTTTGTTGTCATCAGTAAGGCGTGATGGTGGGAGGTTGAGTGAGTTGTAAAGTTTCTTTTTGAAATACTCAACGTCTTTTAGTTCACCAAGATTTTGACCACCAGGAAGAGTACTAATTTCTGTTCCTCTACCGCCTTCACGACGAGGAAGCCAGAAGTCTTCAAGCATACTCATGTGTTTTTTATCATCACGGATTTCTCCAGTGGTTGCATCATAAACAAGTTTATTACGATATCGAGCCATAACTTCACGAAGATATTGTTCTGCTTTTACCTTAGGAAGATTACCGACATCAATATAAAAAATACGACGTTCTGGAGCACGAGATAATCTATAGATAACAAGAGAATCTTCAATCATTCTTAATTGATTGAGAGATTTAATTGCTTTATGGAGAAAACTTAAAACAGTTTTTTTATTTAAATCAACTATACCAGAACTACAATAAGCTATAGAATCTGATGCAATTTTTATTCCTTGTGTATTAGAAATATCAAAATTACTTGATATTGAAACATTATTTGAAAATCCTTTTTGGTTGTAAATGTAATAATCTACATATTCTCCCCA